GCTGATTGACTTCTGCTATTGTTCCATCAACATCAATAATCCAAGTATGTCCTAAGTTCTCGCTTAGTTCAAAAGGAAAAACATCTGCAACATTGCGTGTTGGGTAATTTGTATTATTATAATCAAAATCTTCTATCATTCTGTGTCGTCCTCTATTTTTAGAAAAAGGTAGTCTGCTTTTGCTACACGTGTTTTTATAAAATAACCATGATCTTTAAGCAATTGTATTGCATCTGGCATGTCTTCCAGTTGTCTGTCTTTGTGTACTCTTTGTTTATTTTCTATCATTACAACAGGACTATTATTCTTAAAAAACTCTTCTGCTCCTGCAAGTAAAAATCCTTCATGACTGTCAACATCAATTTTAATAAAGTCTATGTCAGTAAAGCCATAAGAGTCAAGGGTTTGACTTTGTACCATAGTTGTATTATGTACAACAATGTTTTCTGGTGCCTCTTCTTTGTTGCTAATCCATCCACTGAATGTACTTTTGCCATTGTACAAATTAATCTGTTTTTCTTCATTGCTAAGAGCAATGTTGTGTAATTTTACATTTGTAATGTTTCGTTCTTGTAAATTTTTAACACAACAATCATATACCTCAGGATGTGCTTCAAATCCAATTACTTCATCAAACAGTCCTGCTAATTGAACTGTGCTATCTCCAATCCAAGTGCCTACATCAATTGCACGTTTAAATTGTGTGCAGTGTTGCAATGAACGATCAATTGGTACAATACAAGAAAACTGTTCGCTTCGAATCATATCACCAGCTTTAGCTGTATAATCAACTGTCCACCAATTAGAATATTTTGTAATCATGTTATTCTTTCTAGCACAACTGTGTACTTCACTATGTCAATCACAGTATTGTTCTTAAAGACCTTACGTTTTGGTCCTTTGATATGGTCGTATATAATTTTCCAACCAGGAATAGTTTGTATCTTTTGTTTCCACCATTTAGGTCGTTCAATAATCAGATGTGCATTACGACCGTCTGACAGACCTTTTTTAGCAGGGTGACATGCAATCAAGTGATGTTGGTACTTGTTGCTGATAGTAAATAACTTGTTAAGCACACTATCAATTTGTTCTGGCTCTATGTGTTCTAATACATCGCGACTATACACAAGATCAACTTGTTTGGGTAGTTCGATTGGATGTGTTATTGGATCGTAATTGTAAATTGTCATTTCTTTATTGCTAAGACTCTGAAGAGGAGTACCTTTACCGCAACCAAAATCCAGTATACTTTTTATATCAGTGCGATCATCTAAGAAACTTTGTAGTATACCCGGCACACCACTTGCGTTACCAAAACTCTTACGACTATGTAGTAGTTCAAGTTCTTTGGTATATGCATCACTGTTTTGCATTACGAACTAGAACCAATAGTTCTACGTTTAATGTCATCGTGATTGAATTCTGCCCAGTATAGCTCAAAAGCAACACCGTCTTCTACACCTTCAAATTGATGAATTTTACCAGGCTTAACTTGTGTAAAGTCACCTGCTTCTAGTATGGTTTCGTCAACCAATCCTTGTTGTTCACCGTCTTGCCAAACACGCACAATCATTTTTCCAGACTCTACAAAGAAGCCGTTCCATTTGTAACAGTGTTCATGTTCACTGCATTTGTAACCTGCTTTGAATTCTATTCTGTGAAACTCCAACACACCGTTAGCATGTATGAGTTCTGTGTTTCCCCAAATCTTGCCTGATTTCATTACTGTTGCTCCATCCACATGTTGCTTTTATCTAACCACGGCAGAAACAAATCTCTCTGTCGTAGCATTCCGTATTTGTGTATGCTCTTTATAGCACTGTCTGGTAATAGGTCTGTTTCTTCAGCAAGATTATACAAATTAGTAATAGCAGGATCCATTGGTTCTACATCGCTTCTGTATACAATAGCATACATCCATGGATCACCAATGTCTTTCTTAAAAAATCCACTTTTACAATCCCAACCGTTTACTGCTAACATATAAATCAACATTGGCATGGTAAAATGATGTTTGTGATTCATCTGTGCATTATACTCAAGCATATTAAATTCTACGTTTGTGGTTTGCGGCACTGCTATTATCATCATAGCATCTTGTGACGCAACATGCCACCAGTTAGCCAATGCTTGGTAAGGGTTTGTTAAGTATTGTAATACATCATAACACCACAATACATCAAAAGGTTTTTTATTTTGATTAAATTCCTGCACGTCTTGTCTTTGAAATGAAATACCTTTATGCTTGACTTTAAGTTTGTCAAGTATATTAACTCCAATACACTTAATGCCCAATGGAGTATGAGTATCATCATTTGTTTCTGCATTTGCCCACCATTGCAAATCTAATGCTTCAGATTGACATCCTAGATCAACCATACTACGGATACTTTCCATAAATTCGTCATGTTTATAAATATCAGTTAGTATATTTTTTACACTGTGATCATGTGCTAGTTGTTGACTTGTAAAGCTGGTGAATTTCATCTATTAACCTGTTTGTCTGTGTTTTATGCGTCTTACGGGCATTTGTATGTATCTGTTCTACAAGAGCCGCATTACTTTCTAGCCGTGACCACAGTTGTTGCCTAAGTGCAACTGTGTCTTGTTTACAGAGTTTTTCTATCTCTTGTACAACCATTGACATTCTAATCCACAGATCTGATTCCAAATCATAACTGTGATCAATGATATCGTCGAATAAATCAAATCCTGCATCTCTTAACTTTCCAACTAGTCCTGGAACTGAATACCATACAGGAAATTGATGCCAACTGAATACTTTATAAGACTTTTCTGTAATAAAAATACTGTTCCAACCGTTATCATCAATTTCACTGCTACTTTCTATAACAAGTTGTACTGGTGCCTGATAGAATATTTCGTGATTGTGTATGTAATTTGTTGGATAAGGAGATTCAATTAAATCGACTACAATCGGATATTGGTAAGGTTTTATTATATCTTTAAACTGTTGAGGATCTGACCCTGGGCTTGTTCCTAGTGTCATTATCATATCACGTGTGTTAAATTTATCTAATAACTGTTTTGCTAGATGACAACGACTTGTACTTGCTCTACGCATCAACACTGTAAACTTAGCTGTCATTGATATGTTCTGCCAGTCTACATTTTGTTTTTTTAAACCGTTGTACCAATTAGCAATATAAATCATTCTGTCTGTGAAACAAATTGCAGGATAAGGCAACTTGTCTACGTCTTCGTATGCTATGAATACTGCTCCAAAACGGGTCTCAGGAAGTCCGTGCCTTAATAACAGTATACGAAAATGTTCAATGTCCTCTGCACTGTGTCCTTCCCAACCAGTATTAACGATCCAAGAATAATTTTTAATATCGTCAGTACCGAGTCCAGCACTTGATAGATCATCTAAGAGATACTCTAATACATCGTCATCACGCAATCTTTGTGTTAATACACCTTTCCAAATATCATACCAAATTATATTATCAACAATTCGTATTCTATGAGATTCGGGTGTCATACTTGTACATCTTCCATGCCAGCAGTTCTAAGTCTTACTATATGACCTAATTGCCATTGTTTGGTATCTAAGCCTTTCATTATGCCTAGATATTTGTTACGCAGTAGTGCAACTTCGTTGATTAGTGTTTCAAAGTCTATAACTTCATCTTCACCATCAACATACTTCTCAGCATCTCTGCTGGTCAATGCACGTGCATATCCTTCTAGATACTTTTGAAAGTGCTTGCGTCTTATTTGTCTAAGTTTTATATTTAAAAAATTTAGTACTGCTTCAATCTCTTGTAACTGATTAAAACGTTGTTCAGTGATGCCTGGTAACAATTTAATGTTCTTTTCAACAAGTCCACCAATCCTGCATTCACTCTTAGCAACTTCTAATTCTTGTTCACAATGTGTTATAAACTGAGGAATGTTAGCAAGATTATTTGTTACTTTACTATACCACATATACTAGTACTCGTCGTAGTTGAATTCGCCGTCATCATCATACTGGTTGAGTAGTTCATCTTCTTCTTCATCTTCAAAGTCGTCTACATCGTTCTCACCAAGATAATTACCAACTGCCATTTTGATTGCACCGTCAAACTTAAATGCTTCACGAATTTCGTCAGCATTATGACCTTGCATCAATGCCGCTACAACTGAATCAGCTGCTTCACGGACATCTCCTGTGTCTAACATAAATGGACGTGTTTCTTTCCAAACCAATGCGGCTAAGTCTAATGACACTATACGTTCTCCTCGTTAAATGTTTCTCCTGCTGATTCATGAACATCACCATGTCCATCAACAACTAAGTCTTTTTCTTCTTCAGGAATACTTAGCACTTCTTCGATCTTATTGAAGTCAAGCATTACCTTATCTAAACAACCATCTTCGTTACGTTCCCAGGCCTTACGGAACTGTAGTATCTCTTGCTTGTCGCTTGTT